TCATGATACTAATGATAAACAGAATAATAATATTATATATGCTGCTGACTTTAATATTAATTTTATTAACTATAAAGAAGGGAAATATGCTGAGAATGCTTCTGTAATTATTACTACGTCTCAAATGTTTGATTTTTTAGAAAAATCTGATAAACTGGATGTTTTTTATAATTTCATTCAATATGACGTAAATCCAAAGACTATTGTTGAAATTTTTTTAAACGAAAACAATAGTATAATTAAAGATGCTGCTGCATGTATTGGAATTATTTATGCAATTAGATATATTGATAATGCTAATAAATGTCTTTCAAGTGCTATAAAATCAAATGATAAAAGTCATAATAGTAATAATAATACTGTTGTTAACCCTTTACATATTGAAAAATCTAATACTACTATTGCTAATGTTGTTGGTGAGAATGTTGCTGTTGCGACTGATGGTACTAATTCTAATGAGGATGCATTAACACAAGCCAAAGCAGTTAAAATATATATTGCCAATAGTATTAATAATTATTTAAATTCTTCTAAAAATATTATTTTAGATGCTGCTGCTACTACTAATAATGTTGATGCTACTGATACTAATGATGATGATGCAGTTACTAAGGCTTATACTAGTTACATACATGCTGCTACCGATAAAAAAAATAATTATATCGACAAAATTTTGAAAGATTTAAAAAACATTAAAACTAATATTACTCAACCTTCTGACAATAATGAACCTACAAAAGAAAATATTGACTATTTGACAAAATCATCATATGCTGCTAGTATGTCTGCAAAATGCATTCAATACGCAATTAATAATGTTGCGGAGATTTTTGTTGATATTAATGAGGCAATCAAGAAAAAAAACGCTGCCATTAAGGAATCAAACGATGCAACAAATAATGCAATAAAAACTTATACAAAATTATTTACTAAAAAACTTGATGGTAATTATTCTGCAACACTTTCGTTAAATTATTACAAAGCTTCTTCTATTATTGTTGACAAAGTAGTTGAAAACATAAATCGCACTGAAAAAATTCTTGAAAATATTCAAGAAAATATCAATAAAATAAATGATAATAATACAAATAATTCAATAAATCAAATTGAACAAAATAATGGAAAAAGGGATTCTGTTGAGAAAAATCTAAACATATTGCAAAAAATACAAACAGAAACAAAAATCACAATTGATAAGATTGATTCACTTGCAGATAACACAAACACTTATTCATACTATACAAAAAATCTTATTGAATGTGAAGACTATTTACAAAAAAATATAATTATTGCAAAGAGATCTGCAAAAGAATTACAGGATTTGGCAACAAATTTGAAAGGAGGTAAAACAAGATTTGCAAATAAAAATAAAAAACTCGGTTCCATACGAAAAAACAAAAAATTATGTCTTCGTAATGCAAATACATTGAAAAGAAAGTATTTAAAAAGAAGAAGACAATAAATAATGAATCAATTAATAATTAATAATTAACGGAAGGCTTCTTTTTTGTAATTAAAATACTTGTAAAAGAAATATACGCTCAGCGATAACACGTAGATTGCATATGCCAAGATAAGTGTTTTATCGTTAACATATTTCACAACATATATGGCAGAAAATGTTGCCGCAATCGTATATGTTATCATAATGACAATTGCACTATCAAATTGTATATCGCCTGCTTTATAATAAGTATATACTGCACCAATCGAGAGAGGTGCTAAAATAGTTAGCAATGTGGTGCCTGCCGCCATTTTATATGTAGATGCAATTCCAGATGCTAACAATCCAGGAATAATTATATTTGATCCAGATGTGCCAATGGAGCCACCAACGGCTCCACTTACAAGTCCAATAATAATCGCATAGATATATTGTATAAACGTCAACATTTATACAATAGAAAAATATTTTATTGATTCATTGATTGATTAAATATTTCATTTAAACAAAGTCATTATATTTGGCTTTTATTTTTTCTTGAAAAATGAGCAATTGTTCTTGTAAATCATAATCGACTGGAAGCACCATTTTCATATTCTTTCTCTTTCTCTTCTCGTCCTTATCTCTTTCATCATATACAAGGTAATTTTTATCTTTAACGTTTGTCAAAGATATGTGTGTAGGAAGAATAAAATCATTTGACGACGTTTCGGACCGTGCTTGTGGCAATATATCGTTTTCCAAATCTTCCACCACTTTGTTTGCTTCTGCCAATTTTTCAAGAATCGATATTTTTCCAGATTTTGTGCCAATCCACGGTTTCCCATCCAATTTCGGGTGCGTTTCTACTTTAAAATATTCACGCTGTTTCGTATGTTCTTTGTCCAACCATTCATGGTAATAAACAACATATTTTTTCATACTTTCTTGTGTAACTCCGTCTGGTAAAGGTTTTGCACTGTTTTTTCGTTGGCGTTTGGTTCCTTCTTTAATACCGTTACAGTTTTGTTCTTGTTCTTCGCGTGTAGCAATACGAAGATTTTCCAAAGAATTGTTGAGTGGATTTTGGTCGATATGGTCAACGCTGATCGTCTTTGTTCCTTTGCCGTTTCCGTAACAATTCGCAATGACTTGGTGGATGTAAATTAAGTTATTCTGTGATGGAATGTGTGCTTGAACATATCCATTTGTGCATTTATACCATGTAAGAGGTCTAGAATATTGTTTATTAAAATTGCAAATAATTTTGTAACTTTCGCGACATATCTTGACCCGAGTATTCGCTTCGCAATACATATACATATATTCTTTACCATTTTCAATTACTACCCATATAGGATTTTTCATAATATTTGCGTCATGACCAATGGTTAAATAATGTCCAGGAATATAATCTACAATATTGTCAAAATCACGACGCATGGTTTCATGATAAAAGTGAAATATTTGCACATTGCATTTACGAAGGTCAAACGGGTTTTCGTTTTTGAATTCATAATAAACCTTGTTTTCTTTACAAACTGGATAAAGAAATTCTAAATATGTAATCCTACGAAAACTAGATAAAAACGAAGGATAAATATCCTCATTTGTTTGGAAGATAAATGGTTTTCTTAAATTTATGATTTTGTCTCTGTCTACCATGTCAAGTAAATATGTTTTTCCATTATAAAGAATAGTTCCACATTGAAGACTTTCATCCATTCCGTAAAATGGTTTAATATTTTTGGTTAACATCTCGTTTTCCTTGTCAACACTTGTGCTTGCTTCTGTTTGATTCATTTTTTTGTAAATGAATTAAACTAAAAATATTTAAGTAGTTTTATGAATAATTGTATTAATGTAATTATTATTTTATTACCCAGCCGTTTAATTGCTGTACGCCAAGCCACCCATACCGGACATAATTCTCAACACATTATAGTTGGTAGCATACACTCTGACTTTGGCAGTCTTTGTGCCTTCCACCGTTGCGTTCGACAAGACCAATTGAAGGGTTGCGTTGTCAATACGAGAAAAGTTGCAAGTGCCGGAAGGTTGGTGTTCTTCTGGGCGAAGGGCAAAAGAATACACGTTGATACCTTCATCCGGGCAACGAGTGTGGGACTGGTAAGGTTGCACCCAAGAGAAATAAGAACCTTCGCGCTCTGAGAAACGATCTTGGCCGTTGAGCTGGAGTTTGGCAGTGACCACAGGGTTTTGTCCCCAACAATGCATGTCAAGGGAAGTTTCGGTTAATACAAAGGTTCCAGCGTCAGACACAGTGGACTGGGGAACGCTATGATTTTGGGTATCCGTAACAAGGCTTTGAATAACACTTGCACTATTCGGATCTAAGGACATGGTGCTGGTTGGCACGGCAGGTCCGCCCAAATGAACTTCATTATAAGGATTATCCACTCCGTTCCAGTATCCAGTTAGGTTAGGGTATGCGTCTCCCGCTCCAGCATCGGTAAAAAGACCTTGAACATCAATATATGCACGACTGTCGGCAGCAACGGAAGTGGGTCCACCAAAAGCATGCACTGCATTCGGAAGAGCATCAATCGCATCGGTGTAGTTAAAAGGCTGGGCACCAAGGACCTTGAACAAAAGCGCATCACACACCAAAGAAGAACAGTAATCGACGTTTTGATCGGGTTGGATGACCCAAATCAATTCCTTGACGGGGTGGTTGAAGTTAAGCTTGATTTTGTTACTGGAAGAACCGACGGATTCATCACCAGTGAATTGAAGCTGAGTAATAAGATATTCGTGAGGATTCTGTGCCATTCTTCGGCGTTCGTCCGTGTC